TCCGAATAGTCATCAATAAAAAGATTGAGATTATTTTCGGTTGCAACAATACTGTTTTGCACCTCTGATATTTGTCTTAACTGTTCTGTAGGATTTACAATATCAGCAGGGAATAATTCAGGATTTGTTTCACTTAATTCTTGATAATATGAATCAATTTGAGTAGCTCCTTTGTCGTTTGTTAAACTTAAATTAGCTAAATTTGACTTTCGGAAATTGTTATATTCTCCTAACTCATTTTTTACTTGGTCACTGACATACAATCTTGATTTTTTAATACTGTTCTTCAAATCGCTATACTGATTATAATAAGTGAAATCAACCTGGATTCCTTCATCAAGTATTTTATTGAACAGATTGTCAACCTTTTCTTGAGAAACAGTTCCGTTTTTTAATTCTTCTGTAAGTGCATTTACAGACTCTTTAAGAGACGTTTTGTCAGCAAACTTTGATATTCCAAGCGCATCCGCTATATTATTTATGAATTGATTTTCTTGCCTGCTCTGATATCGCTCAACTTTACTTTTTGTGTTAATTTGCTTACCTACCGGAGCAGTCTCAGGGATTGCGCTTTCCGCTTCAACGATTCCTTCTGCAGTCATTGCCTGCTGATTTGTCGAGCCATTATTTTGAGTTTTAACGTTCGATATTTGTTCGGTAGTACTGTTGGTCGGTTGAGTGCTTTTTTGATTTAAAAAAGCACTACCCACCGCCTGTGCTCCGCCAAATATTCCTCCGACTCCAGCCCCAATTAACATATTATATGCTTGTTCCCTTATGTCTCTTGGTGTTTCCTCATTCATTAGAAGATTTCTGTATACTCTCTGCGCATCGTACTCAATTGCCTCTTCTAATCCTTCTCCAATGGCATCTTTTAGCACCTTACCGATTACACTATCACTTGCTTTTGCAAGGTATTTGCTTATATTCTCAGGCATTTTACTTAGTAGTTTTGTCCCTGCTTTACCTCCTAAAGCTTTTGATAGCTTGGATGCTCCTATACCGGATATGGATTCAACTCCTCCAGTTATTATTCCGCTTCCAACACCTGATTTTAAGGCTAAGTCTATATCCTTGCCTTGATTGATGTCTTCCTGAAATCGCTGTGCTCCACTTGTAACACCAAATAGGACTGGCAAAGGTATATGTGTTAGTGATGATATCCCTGCCTTGGCCAGCATGTCTGTTCCTGCAAGTCCGATGTCAATTAAAGTGTTAGCAACCACTCCGTTTCCCTCTTTTAAAATTTGCTCATTTTCTGCAGCTTTTGAAAGAAGATTTTTTGTGGTATCTGTTTGATTGACTAAACTGTCCTTATCAATTTGCTGTGCTGCCTTTGCATACATTCTTTGGCGTGGTGTAACAGCAATATTTCTATTTTGTTTATTCTCTATTTGCTGCTGTAACTTATCTGCACTTTCTGCCATTTTGTATTGTTTAATATAGGTTAGCGCATCAGCTGTATCACTTGCCTGTCCCACTGCACTATATCCGGCCGTCTTCAAAAAGCTTTCTGCTTTACTTGGTTGTTGTATAGGAATTTCTCCCAAACCAATTGGGCGATTGCTGGCCATATGCGGCAATCTTACCTTCGGCTTTAAACTCTCCTGGTATATTCTCTCGACATCCTCGGCCGTGTATTTTGGCTTAGTTTCTTTAGGTAATTCATATGCCTTTCCTGCTTTTCTCAATGATTCCTGATATATTCTTTCAACATCATCCGCAGTGTATTTCATCATTTCACCGCCTATCTGTTTAATCTTGCTGCAATTTCTTCACTACTGAGCCCCTGACTTCTTAAGAAATTAATCATTGTTTCAGTGCTTAGCACAGGATTTTGATACATTTTGTCTCTATTTACATTTACGTTCGGAAGGAGCGAGGCAGGATTTTCGATAATTCCCCAATCTATATCGTTTGTTCTGTAACCTTGGCTTTCAAGGTATTGTTTTATTTGTTCGTTTGAATATACTGCCGAAAGGGCCTCAATAGCTTTTACCCTATTTCCCTGCGCTAAATATTTGTTTGCTGTAGTTATAGGGTTATTTTCCGACTCAGCTTTTTGTGTATTCCTATTATTTGTTATAGAGATTTTATTCGCTATGTCAGCATTTTGAGAAGCTATAAGCCTATTTACATATTCTTGCCCTTGTGAAGTAGGCCCTCCTAATGAAACAGCATCATTTGGAGATATAAGTCCCATGCTTAAGCGATTGAGAATGTTGTTATACTCCTGCTGCTTCTGTGAATCGGCGTATTCATTATTGTATCTATTATCATTTATGGTGTCTCTTCCGGTTTGATATTCTTTGTTCCATTGGCTGTGATCCCTGTTTGCGTTAAAGTTTGCAAGCCACTGCTGATACGATGCGGAATTATTCATCATGTTCTGATATGCTGATAATGCGCTTTGGTTGTTTTGCATAATCTGATCTGCCGTTGCTAAATCCCCACTGTTTTTCAAGTCAGTAATTGCATTATTAACGTCATTTATTGAATTTTGCCTTTGCGTGTTTATGTTATTTAAATTATTTTGATATGTTGTATCTAACCCTAACATTGCTGTTTCGCTTGCTCCACCTGTCGCACCTTGGATGGCAAGCTGCTGCGGAAGTGTCCTTCTTGACTGCATGTTTGAAATATATGCTTGTCTTGCGGCATTATCATAACCTTCATTTAGTCCAGGGATTTGATTTTGTAGTCTGGTTACACCCTGTTGAACTGCAGCATTATTTTTTTCAGCTATTTGTTTATTTATATCTTCATACCTTTGGTTTAAGCTGTCCATATAAGATTCATATGGATTTGACAATTGATTCTGATAACTATTTTGAGCTGTTGTATTGCTTGTCGGCGGTGTTAAATAATAACCCACCTTTTTAGCATCTTCGTCAAGCCTGGACATTAAATCATAATCTTTTGAATTATAAGCAGCATTGTATCTTTCCTGTTGAATTCTTTTATAATCGTCATATCCTCCGGCAAATTTATCTTCAATATACTTTTGATGCTCATTAACTGTGGGGGTGGACTTTTCTTTTTCAGAACTCTTTGCCTTCTCTGATGCTGTTTTGTATGCGTCGTATACTTTATCTGTCACATTCTTTATTATTGAGCTTATCATATTGCCTCCTATTTCTTGGCGTAATTGCCGACTGTATACGTCTTAACAATTTGAAATATGCCAAAGCCTTCTGACAAATTGTCATTTTTAATTATTATTTGAAGCCTTTTATATTTCTTTATTTTTTTCTTGATAAATATATCCTGAGGACTCCGATTCGTGTTGAAAGTAAACCTTTCAAAATCAATATCCTCCCAATCAAATATATCCATCGTATGGTATCGCAACTGCTGTTCAGGATTACCGTCTACAATGACGCTTATTTTAGCAGATGAACGGTTAAAAGGCTTTATTGTAACAGTACATCCTTTCTTCTGCATTGTTTTGTACAGAAATGATGCTCCGTCATCGTCATTTTTGGTTGACCAGCAGCAAACAACCGGATTGTTGTCATCATTGAATCTTGTACGTTCTAATATATCTGTGTTGAATTTACAAATACGGCCGTCGGATGTACCGAAATATAGTTCCCCGGATATGCTTAAGAAGCACACTGCCGGAATGTTCTCCCAATGGTAACATTCGTAAATGTAATCACTGGCTATTCGGTCCTTATAGGTTTTGTTCCTGCTGTCTAAAATGTATGCTTTGTTATTTACCGCCAAAACATAGTAACCATTCCATTCACACGCAATAGCCGTGCTTAGATTCCCCTCTTTGATAAGCTGAGAGTCAACAAAATACGATCTGTTTTTAACTGTTCTTTCTGCTAAAATATTATTTGATGTTGTTGCCATTATCCCTTGACGGGATAAAAACAATGGTTCATCAACTAAGTTTGCAAAACAATATTTACTTATTGCTCCCACTCCAGAAATACCCTGCTCAATAGAAAAAAGCACACTACCGTCATTCTGCAGTGAGCCATACCTTTGAAATATTGTACTATCCTGTTGGTTGTCTTCTTTTATGATAATTAAATATCTTCCAAGTTTTTGATATCCCATTATTGCTGTTTCATCAGAACCAACGATGCTGTAGTTTAAATCAGGAAAATATGTTGGCTTAAATATCTCTGAAAACCAATCATAGGATTTATAATCAGGGTTTCCACTTAAAAACACTCTATTGCTTCCGCCTAAACCGTATAATGTTGAAATGGTGCATTTTTTAATCCTATCGGCATAACCTGCTACAGTTTTTGAATATGTTATAAAGATATTGTCCTGACCTGCAACAATGGGCGCATGCGTGTTTGTGAATGTCACTTTTCCGGTTGAAGTTGCTACTGTGTAATCCGTTCCAGGTGTTAATGTATCCAATCCCCCGGATGAATTTGACTTTTCAATCTTATCCACGGAATCAATATTGTTTGCTGACAACTGATAAATTTTATCTGTTGCATTTCCGAGAAAACTTTCTTTCCTTTTCTTTCCAATCAAGTTTATTGGTTCATATACAGTACCGCCCCCGGTTGGGTTTCTTGATATCAAAATTGTAGGAATGTATGCATTCTCGCTTACGGCCGTAATGGTTGTTCCGTCATAACATAAGAAATCATTTCCGGTTAAAATATAAACCTTCCCAATATTGTTTTCGCGCATAAAGAATGCTGTTGACTTGGCATTGTTTATGCCTGTTTTTATTTCTGTAAAGGTTAGTAGATTCCATTTATAGAGTTTTGTGCCACCGTGAGCAATAAAAGTCTCTACTCCGTTTATTTCTCCATAGAACAACCCATTAATAGGCTGCTCTAATTTGTGTAGTGTTCTCCATCCAAGACGCTTTTCAGGCATGCCGCCTATATCTGCAATTAAATTAGGAGCAAATGGCGACCTGTCTTTATCAACCAGCGATGAATCAACACTAAAATCAACGCCTTTGAATTTATTATATATGCTTGTTTCCCTTGGCGAGCTTCTTCTTTTCCTTGTACTCTTCATCATATTCTTAAGCCACCTACAATGCGTGCTACTGTGTTATTCTGTATCCTCTGTGTTATGTTTGCCAACATAATGTTGTATCTGTGCAAGTAAGTATCGTACAACTCCGGTTCATCGTTTATGCAAAGTTCTGCCGCAACTCCATAAACTAAAGCTTCTTGACAATCTTCCGCTATTTCCAGTTCCGTATCTGTTGGGGTTTCATTTGTTATCTTCTCAGGATATTTGTTGTAGTACAACACAAATGTACCGTCATTGTTTAGTATGATTTTCTTGTCAAGATATCTAAAGCTTACCGGACTGTAATCTGTATCATATACTTTCAACAGTTTGAAACAATCTGACGGTTGTTCAATCTTTTTTTCATTGCTTTCTATGGTCAAATATTTTTCAATTGGTTTTATATTTGTTGCTATATCCATTTGAATTGTGTCAATGGACGGATATATTTTATTTATATAGTCTGCAGCATTTACTATTAAATTAGCAGATGTTACTTCATCCAATTTAACCATTACCTTTCCTATAACCTCTTCAATTTTCATAAGAGCTCCTTTCTAAAATAAAAAGCGGATTTCTCCGCTTTTTATTAAGGTAACGCTATTGCAGCAACCTGTATATCTGTCGTGGAACCAGTGATTTGAATTTTTCCTTTGTTTGTTCCGCTTACGTTAACAAATCTGCCGCTTTCAATTACAGCAACATGGGTTTTACCTGCTGCCAAAGTAATTGCTAAGTCCTGAACGCCCTGTAATGCATTCCCCTTTTTAATGGTTGCTGTTTGTTCAGCTCCACCATTGTTTTTAATAATTAAAACAATTTTATGATCTGCTTTATCATAAGGTACAATTGCACCATCAGCCGGAGCTGTAATTGCTACAGTTGCAGGCAACTCAACGGCACCGTTTAAGGGTATGTTTGCTTTTACTATATTTACTACTGCCATTTATATCACTCCTTCCTATTTATGGGCCTTGATTACATATAATTCTTTAGGTCTGACAACTTTAGCTCCAAAAGTGTTTAACCCTTTCATTGCATCCGAGAAGAAACTCTGTGGTCTGTAAGCTTCCGTTTTGTCAATTCCTCCTGCAAATGATATGGCATCTTTTGTCCTAATCATTCCGTAATAATCTGTTCCGTCATTGTAAAGATTGTTTGAAGTCCTTACATAACAGTTATCGTACATTCCAACGATACCCTTTTTAATAAGTTCATCATTGTTAGTTTTAAGTTCAACCAATTTGTCCTTAAACAAGAGATATACGAAGTATGGAATTTCAATAACTACTTCCATGTCAAGTTCAACATCATTTTCTCTTAATGTTAAGATACCGGCATCTATAGCAGTTTTTGCTTCTGCGGTAGTTGATATTTTCAATGAGTTTGATTTAAAGGCAGCATCTGCAGCTTTTGTTCCAACATGTAAATCTCTTACATTTGCCATTTTTCTTGTGGTATTTGTCAACAATGCTTCCATTAAGCCGGGCTTTGCTTGTGCTTTATCAATATCGTCAACCATAAAATTGAAATATTTTGCCTGGTCTATTTTCATAAACACAGAACTGTCTTCTATTGTCTCAGGATCACCTATAGAAGCTCCGGTATAATTGCCGACCGTCGGCACACCAACGCCTAAAATCTTTACCATTTCATTATGCTTTGCTTCACCTTCAAAATTCTTGTTGCACCAATCAGCTAATATGCATTTTCTTTCAAGTTCAAGCTGAATAAACTTGCTCCATACAGTAGGTTTAAAATTGTTATAACTCATGTTATATTACCATCCTTTCTTATTTCCATTTAGTCATTGATTTTCTCACTACTTCCCAAATCTTAGGGTTTTCAAGTTCCTTTTCTGTAAGCTTGTCAACCTCTTCTGGAGAATAATAATCCTTTTCAGGTTTTGAATTGGAATTAACCTTTCCAACCTCTGCAGGGGGAATTTTAGTTTCCCTTTGTTTTTTCTGCTGAACTACACCAAAGGCAATTTCAGCTTCAACACCTGCTTTTATAAGATTAAAATACTCATCCCCTAATTCGTCTAATGATTTAACAGTTGGGTCTAATTTCTGAATTTTTTGTAAATCATCAGCCATTATTCTTTCAAGTTCCCTGTTTTTGTAAAATTCAAGTTCGCTTTCTCTTTGAGAATCTACTTGCTGCCTCTTTTCTGCTTCAATTCTCCGCCTTCTTACTTCCTCCACCGGGATTTGCAGATTATAGGCATTTGCATTGTCTATTACTTCCTCAGGAGTATTTCCTTTGAAGCCAGCATTTTTTAATGCAGCCGCAAGCATTTCATTTTGTTTATTAGTCTGCTCCATAGCTCTTCGCATGCTTGCAAATGCGCTATCTCTTTCCAAATCTCTTTGTGGTTGCTTTACAGGTTGCTGAACTTCTACCGGGGTAGCGACTTCCGGCTCTTTTTCGCTTTGCTGTGATTCTATTACTTCTGTTTCAACATCTGTTCCAAGGTCAGCGGCTTCTTGGTTTTCTTCGCTTTCTGCAAATAATTGCAGCTTTAATTTTTCTAAAAACATCTTGATTCCTTTCTTTCCGGATTTTTACGCTGTTACCTGCGAATTTTTTGTATAAAAAAAGAACCTTCTTCAAGCTCTAAATTTAACTATTCAACAATTACCCAGTCCTCTGCAAGCATATCCGTTTGCGTTGCAAGCCAACCAATTTGAATCTGATTTGATGATGTTTTTATTGCCAGTACAGAAACAATGGTAGGCTCGAATTCATATTCTCCATATCCATATTCAAGAACATTTTGTAAATCAGTTCCTTTAATCAGATAAACGAATTGATTTTTACCGTTCCAACCTTGCCTTGCAACTTCATACCCATTCTTTAAAGCTTCAATTGCCTATCCGAATGACAAGGTTGTTGTCTTTATTTCTCCCGAGCATTTTGTTTTTTCCTCTGATTCATAGGTTTTAGCGAATATGTCTGGCTTACATGGATAAAACTCACCATTTACTCCCTTGATAATATAATCTCCGATATTTGCTGTCATGACACCTTCAAGGGTTTTAATGTGCAATCTATTACAACTCCTGCCAATGTCACCGTTTATCAATTGGGGCAATAGCCAGTCAACACTTTCATCTGTTCCGTCAAACTGAACTGCCTCAATTACAACAGGTTTTTTTCTATACTTCATTTCTTCCTCCTAAAATTTTATTTTTCTTCTTTTTTATATCCGTAATTGCTGCATTGCGGATTAGGGCACTTGTAATTAAATATCTCTGCGTTGTTTTCCTTATCTTCTTTTACGCTGTCAATCATCATTTCTGTATTACATAGCTTGCATTTCATTTTGTACACCTCCTGACATTTGATGTATCATTTGCGTTGATTGCTGCAATTGTTGCTGTAATTGACTAATAACAGCTTGATATTGCGTTTCTTTTTCCTGTCCAGCTTGTCTTCTGTTAAGTATGTCTTTTAATTTGCCTTTTGGTACTGCTGCATCATCATCCAGTGCCTCGACATATTCGTCAAAGGATATTGCTTTCATTGCAAATAAGTTCTCAAGCGCCTGCTCTTGCGCAAACCTTGAATATGGATTGTTCTGCGACACATCAATTCGGACATTTACCTTCATACTTTCAAGTACATCAGAAGAAATAGTATTTTCTACAGCATTTCCTTCTTTATCTTTTGTTTCTATTGTCAATCCGTTAGGATTGTACGCAACCCATATATCAAACCACAACAGCGCAAGGTCTTCTACAAGTTGCTTATATCTTGCTATTTGTTCATTTAACGGAAGTGCAGCTTGGTCTCTTACAGCGATTATAGCAGCGCCCGAAGTCTTTGTTGGGTCAACTGAGCCTGTTGCGCTATCACCTGCACCAGCTAAATCTTTTGTCATTATAACAAGTTCATCCGAGAGATTTTTTGCATCAGGGGACATTGTAGAAGGATTCAGATATGCAATCATGTCATTAACCTTATGCGCGCTACCCTCTTTGATTTCAATTTTAGCACCAACGATATCTAAATCCTCTGGATTTTGAATTGCGTTAATATTATAGGCAAGCTTACCATACGCATTCTGTTGTATTGCTACGCTCCTTCTTGCAAGCGTCTTGTTAACTTCAATCTGATTCGGTATGAGCTGCTTTACCTCTCCTACACCTCTTGCCGAACCTTTTCTATCTTCCCACAGAAAATTTATAAGCTGATATCTTTTTAAGCCATTTCCAGTGGAGTTTCCAGTGCTGTCTGTCGCTTGTAGCTTTGTATCTGGTTGATATACTACATTTCGTACACTCCTTGAAAAGTGTACTATTCCGTCATCGTCTTTGTGCATATACAATAATGATGTGCATTTGCCATTCTTGCTGTCAACGTCGTTTTTATCTCCGAGTTGATTTTGATAATCTTCATCCGGAACAATCAAATCAATGTCCTGCTGATTTATTTTGTATTTCTTTGCATCTTTTTTAACATCATTCACAAATCTGCGCTCTACAATGATTATGTACGGCTGCTCTTGGATGTTTGAGTTCTTTTCATCACCTAAGAGAATATTAACATTGTCTATAATTTGCATTTCCATTACGTTCCCGGATGGAAAATATAAATATCCTTCCCCTTGTATGCATGCATCTTTTACAATTTTCCACCCTTGAGTATCCATTTTTGAGAGTTCCCACATTTTACGGAAATGTTCATTCAGCATGTCGCATATTTTAGTCATTTCTTCGTTTGTCTGTCCCATGTTGCTATAAACTGCTGACATAGTGTTTTGTGCTACCATTGCAACCTTGTATTTGACAACACCTTTTATGAAGTTGAACATTGGCATCTTTTCATTACCGCTTTGGAGTCCATACCACTGTTCGCCAGCATACATCCTATGAGCTTCGTCCGTTTCAGTAACGAGATTAATTTTATGTATGTAATCAATCCCTTTTTGATAAAGGTCCCATATTTCAGTTGTGTCTTTATTTTCTTTTGCCTTAAACATCATTTCACCTCCTTTTGTCCTGCAGGGCTGCCGTTATAATTGTTTATGTTGTCCATAATTGTGTTTAACTTCTTGACTTCCGGACTAACCTCAAGTTTTTTCCTTGGTAGATTTATTACCGAGTCAAGTTGTTTTTCCTCTTTAACGCATCGCCCATCCTTTAATCCCTGCCTATAACTAAAAAATACCAATAAACACATTATCGGTATCAGAAGTATCAGGAATATTATTATTAGATTATATAACACGTGTTTTATTCCCCTTTCCAAGTGGATTCGGCTTTGGATTTTCAAAGCTAAAGTTGTATTTCTTTTCTTTTTTATGACTAATAGCCGGAGCTGGTCTTCCTGCTATAAAATATCTTATTGCATCAGGTCCATGTGTATATATGTGAGGCTGTTTTGAAACATCACTTAAGTTTTTATCATCATATTGAAGTGCTGGAATACTCTCAATTAAATTAGGGCAACAATTGAATATCCTTAAACCAGCTATCATTGAGCCATGTTCATCGTTGTAAGGTTTCAACCATTCTTTCATGTTTAGCCATCCAGCAACTCTTTCATTAGATGCCTGATTAAAGAATACACCATTATCTAATGCTATTTCGGCAACACTCTTTCCTGTATCTCTATTTCTATTCCACATGTCAGGCGGTGCTATGAACTCATATATCGATTCTGTTATATTTGCTTTAATCATTTGCACCATGTCTGAAATAATTAATCCGCTCTGATATAATTCTTTATATACATAAGCTCTCCCATTATCATCCATTGCAATGAAATAACCTGCAAACATATCAAGACCATAATCCATTACAAAGTATCTTCTCCAATGACTTGGAATTTCAAATGGCTCAATAACATGAATATCATGTTTAAATTCGTCAAAGTATTGTCCATCATAAATATCCCAGTCTCCATAAAGAAATGCTTTTTTCTGTGATTCGGGTAAGTTTTCAAGTCTTCTTACATAATTAGGATCATTCTTCATCAGTATGTCATTATCATATACTAATGCAGGAATAAATGCTATTTTAACGCCAGTTATAGAATCTATTACTCTTTTCTTACCATAGTCGGTTGCATTTATGTATCTTTTCTTTACCCAATTATGACCTATCCCACCAGGGTTGCATGTTCCTTTGAACTTTGTTGGAAATCCCTTGGCGCTTCTTAAGCAACTTAATAATACTTGTATGCTTTTTTCTTCATGTTTTGTTAACTCGTCAACTCCAATAAAGTCAATACTTCTTCCTTGATAACCTTCTGCATCCGTAAAATTTCTAATATATCTAAATTTTATTGTTGTATCATTGGCTAAAGTAACAATATGCTTTGATTCATTGTAATTATAAACATTTTTATCTATTTTGTTTTTCCATTCCTGAATCAAGTTCGCTTCCAAATCATCATACGTTTCTCTGAAAAGATACATATCCGCTCTTGGGTACTTTGAACCATATTTAAATGATTCCATGACTAATGCTGTAGATTTACCTCCGCCTTTGGCTCCGCCGTAAACTACTTCACCAGCTCCACATTTATGAAATAATTCTTGCTTTTTATTAGGAATATACGGAATTTTTATATCCATTATTCTTCATCCTCTTCTGTATCTGGTATATGGTGAATTATGTTTATGACTGTATCTCTTGCGCCTGCCTTTTCATTTTCTATTTGAACCCTCAACTTATCAACGCGAAGTTTCTGCTCTTCGGTTGCTGTGTCCCAATTTGCATTAACCATTTCAATGTAATCCTTAATCATTTTGCTTAATGTTGACATAGATTTTGACAAAGTATTCATCAAATTAGCTTCTTTGTCCCAAGCCTGTTGAATTTCCCACTCAATGCTATTTACTTTGCCTTTTGAAATCTTCTTAATTTCCTTTGTGATGTCACTTTTATCTTCAACATGCATTATGTCTTGCATGTGAATTACTCTTGCTTCCAACAAGCATATACTTCGCCATTGTTTTTCAATTGGATCTTCTATATCTAACTCCTGCATGATATTTTTCACAGCCATAGGAATTCTTTCTGTATACTTTCCATACTTAAAGCTGTTCACATTTCCCTTAGGAGCACCACCACCAGCATTACCTACAGCATTTTGATTACCGTATGGAGCACCTTTTTTTCCAAACAGCTGGTCTTTCCATCTGTCTGTATTTCTCCAAATATTTATGTTGTTTACTTTTTCTCCTAACTGCTCTGCAATATCCTTTGATGATATATTTCCATTATGGTTCTTGTATATCTCAAAAGCTTTATCTCTGTTAGGACTTCTTGACCTTCCCATTCAAATTTCACTCCGTTCAAAACTTATATTTATTTTTAAATATAAGTCGCTCTCCGAGAGCTTTATATTTATAACATTTTTTAAACCCTATTAAGTTTGTTTTCTGGCATTCAATTGCCTAAATCACGGTTTTATTAACTTTTGTTGTGACGTTTTTTAGGTGCTTTTTATTCAAAAAGTGTTTTTTATTTCAAATCTCAACACTTTAACCACATATTTTGACCAAAAAGATATTTTACATAACGTACAATTCTGTAAAACATAAAAATTATACTTATAGAAGAAACAAGTTTTTCTAACAGTCATATTTTACATGCTTGAAATAAGTAAAATATTGCGTAAATAAAAAAATCATCTTTTGCTTTTAAAAGATAATCCATTTATGTACCTGTCTTTAGTATCTTGATTTACTCCTATATATCTTTTTGTAACATTAATGTTTGATTGATTAAATATATCTTGCAGGATTGCAGCATCTTTTGTCTCATGATATATCCAGTACCCGAACGTCTTTCTCAATGTATGACAGCCAATTCTTTCTTTATATTCAAATTCGCTTGCCGCTTCATTTAAAATCTGCCATACTCGTTGCCGTGTAATCGGTACACGCTTCCCTTTTTCCCGTGGAAATAAATATTCATAGTCTCTTTTGCCTATGACATATTTATTGATAATCTCTTTGAGTTCATCATTCAATTTCAACTTTTTAACTTTTCCTGTTTTTTTCTCAGAAATTTCTATAAAATCAGCATTTTTTACATCCCTTACTTTTAACGGAAGTATATCTGATATTCTAAGGCCTGAATAAATCCCAAAATTAAAAAGAACATAGTCTCGTAAACTCTTTTCTTTCAAATAATCTGAAAAATCAAGTATCAATTCCTTGTCTCTAATCGGTTCAACTGTCTTCATCGTTCATATCGCACCTGCCTTAAAGCTCCGTTATGACGCTTATACACAGGAGCATCTTCCATCATTTTTTTATAGTCAATTCTTTCTTTTTTTGTCATTTTCATTAGCTTTTTATATACATCCGGTTGATTCCTCTTAATTTTTTCACCAATCGTCATCCCTTCACCCTCTCACGGTATTCCCGGGCGCATTTTTTTTATAAAGGAGGTTGCGCCCAGGTTCATTAATTCCATTCAAAAAGCACTCAAATTCTGAATGCTTTCTCGTTAACCTTTTTCTATGATAACATACTATCACATGTCATCCCGACATTTCACCGACATCCTTTTGCTTTTCTCTGATATTTTTAAAGATTCTTTCAATTTGTCTTTCTGAATAATGCATTTTTTCTGATATCTTTATATTGGTATATCCTTTAATCCGTAACATCATTGCTTTTTTCTCAACATCGCCAAGATCATTGATGATTTTTTCAAGTTCATTTCTTTGTTCTAAAAGTGCCTCAAGTTCCTCTTCTAAATTCATAAGCTCTACTTCTAAATCATGAATTTTTATGTAGGCCGTTGCTAAATCTCCTTGAAAAAATGATGTCTGTACTGCAGGCATAGAATAGTCAATAGCACCTAATCCACGAGGAAAATTTATGTTCTCACGAATCAGTTTGTTTTTTTCTCTTTTTGTGCTTGTAATGCAGGACCTAACCACAGCAATGCTTTCCGTCAATTTTCTATATTCTTCAATTATTGTTTTGCTTATGTCCATCACCTTCTTTTCTCGGTCTGCCTCTCTTAACCTCTTCAAACTGTGCTGTATTATAAGAATTCAAGTGTTCTATACTTTCATATTGCCCGAATGAATTCATACCGTTATCATAAGTAATGCGGCCGTCTTTAACTTCATATGTCTTTCCTGCTGTCGCTCCTCTTCCCGGATTGAATTCTATTATACATTTAACTTTACCGTTCAAGATTTTTCGCCTCCCATGAGCTTTCCTCACCTTCTCTGCACAGGTCCTTCTTGCTTACCATTTTTCTATAATATACAGACTTTTCGTTAGTACATTTCTTTAAACTATCAAGTATTGTTTCTTCTGCATATTTACAGTTCATGCATGATTTCAAATTCTCGCCCTCCTTTTTCTCATTGCTTTGCTGTATCCGTTCCATTCAACGGTGTTATTGAGTTGCCTATATCTCTTATTTCTTTCTTCAAACTCATGTTTAAGCTCTCTGTACACTTCGCAATTATCATGACAGCCGAGCTGCCTGTCCGAACAATTTTCGCAGTTACGCCTTTTCATAGCTCACCTTCAAATTCCCAAAGCCTTTGCTTTCCTTTTACTGGCATTGGTTCCGGCAGCATCTTTACATTCGCTAGTTCCCACGCATACCGCCCAGGTGTCCAATCGCCGAAGAGCAGTTCGTCACCTTACCTTCGGTTCCTCTGCCGTAAACCTTATGACAATCCACAAGGTCAGCCGTGGTAATTTGCAAAACTCAGAATCAATTTTACAAACCGAACGATTAAATAAAACCTTATTCATTTCTAAAAGCATTTCGTTAGGGATATCCGCTAACAACTTAATAGGATTAAGCCTAGCCGCATGAATGGCAATTGGTCCTCTATAGTTAGTTGCCCAGCTCCGTGTTTCATATTTCTTTGCACCACAGGCTATCAGCGAAGCCCACGGCTGCCATATTGTTATTGCTTTCATTGCAAACCCTCTCTTTCAGCAATAATTTTCCCCATGCTTTGCAACGCTTGATTTATTACGTTATAAGCAGTTTCGCCAATTATTTCTCCTTGGTATATGTCGTTTAGCATGGACTCTGCCGCTTCGTATTGGCTTTGATGTGATTCTATTTTAGCTTTATTCATCTTCACACCCCAATCTCACGCAATCAGCTTTCTTGACCGGATAGCTTGTATATTCTACCGTAACAATTCTTTCGTATGAAAATGTACTGCCACAGTTACCGCATATCTCTTCGTCCTCATCGTCGGAGCATTCCCAACTGTCTTGATTCTCGTAACCGCAGTAAGGGCAAATAATGTTATATTTAAATTCCTGCTCCTCTGCTTCTTCATCATTTACAAATACGTCCTGATTGTCAAATTTATCAGCTATCCCCCATATAGGTTTCCAGCCATTACTCATGTTCTCGTACCTTATAGAGTGCAACGAATAGGCGGCATTGTTAATAATTATTGGCTCAGATATGTTGATTTCTTTATCTGTTTCAATTAATGGTTTTATTCCGTCATCTTCAGGTGTTGCATCACCTTCATAATCCCATGAGCTTTTGCGTCAGGAATACTGTTTTGCCTATATCTGATTCCCTAAACCAATGGTGATTTTCATAACCATGTTTGTTCACATTCTTGGTAAATACTACAACTCCGACTTTTAATTGAATACAATCAACGATTGTTTCAAGAATACTATCAGTACACAGAACATATAATGTATCTCCAACCTTGCAAGGTGCTTTAATCAGCCTGCCTTCCGCCTCTGATTTTCTGAATTTCATCAATTCGATTAGGTCGCTTATTAATCCGATTGCTCCTGCTCCACCTGTTCCCGCTTCATCCTCAAGGCATGACTGCAAATCAGTAAATTCCTCCGGTGTCAGTCCCGTATCTTCATATTCGCCAAGCCTCTTTACAGCCATCGAGTAATTGAAGAACGCATCATATGTAGCAAATTCACCGATTATATGTTCATGGTCCTTTAAATCATACTTGAAATTCCCTATACTCTTTTTTGTTAACCTCTGCATTTCATACCTCCATTCTCATTTGACCTAAACAACTCTATCGATGTTTTTAAATAAAATTGATATTGTCCCGTCAGCATTAGTTGTGAATTCAACCTTATCTTTGTTATTCAGAATCTCATACGGGATATTAAATTCCACGCCTTCATCGGTAACTATTTTCTGCTTACTTTTGATTTTATTTGCAAAATTTATATTGACTTTAACTTCTGGTTCCTTTACACCTTTCATTTTCAGTTCTTCGCTATAAACTTTTTTAACATCCTCATCCTTGAAAAATTGTTCTGATATCTTAGTTAAATCAATTTTTAAAGAATCCTCAACATTTTCCTTGATGATGTTTTTCACTTGACTTTTCATGAACATATCATCGCTGTAGTATTCTTTGATTATTTTTTCAGCTGTTTGAGTAATAATCGCAACCTTATCTTTATCTGGCTTTTCTTCCTTGCATTCAAGCAGATGTCTTGAAATGTAATAGCATGGTTCATTATAAACCTGACATTTTTTCTCTTTTACAAATACCTCAAGGCTGTTTAAATTTACAAATATGAATTCATCTACCTTTTGAGTTACCGCAGGCAACGTGCAAGGTTGCTCTATTATAATATTTTTCGTAGATTCCTTTTGCTTTGTGTGATGTATATATCCCTTTTTATAGTTAAGCTTAAGAATTATCATATAATCCTTGTTAAAGACATTAGCCTGTACAAATAATAAATCGCACGGTTTTATGTCTGGGTTTTCAGATATAATTTTAAAGAAGAATTTTGATACATCATCTGAAAATTTGATGAACTCATCATCATTCAAATAATTTTTTATTAATTTAAAAAAAGATCCGTTTTGACTAGTGAATTGTGTTTTCTTCAAATCTGCATCGTTATAGCATTTTTTAATATGTCTTTCTGTGTATTCTCTCATTTCCTCGTTAAAGGACATGAGATTTTCTGAAATAACCGGCACTCCTAGACTTGTGTCCAGTATGTGTAATATTGCTCTTGATATTGATATACTCATTTTCATACCTCCTTGAAAGTCTGAGTTTCTCCGAAGAAATTCAGTTTGATTCTACCTGTACGCCCTGTCTTATTTTTCGCAATAATGCATTGCCTTGACTGAGCATTTATATTATTGCTGTCTTCCGGGTCATGTAAAAGCATTATGACGTCAGCGTCCTGTTCTATCTGCCCTGATTCTCTCAAACTTGACATTGTAGGCTCTTTATTTCCTTCGCCTCTGTTCAACTGTGCCATGGCGACAACTGTAATTTTTTCTTTCTGTGCAAATGTATGTAAATCCGCAGATATGTTTGTTACTTTCTCGTATCTATCTTTTCCCTTACCTTGTATCAGTTGCAGATAATCTATAAAAATTATATCTGCCTTATCTTGCATTGCCATTGATGCCATGTCCTGGACACTCATACCCGCTGCCTCAATTACATTTAGTTTGTTTTTTTGATAATTGCTTGCAGCTGCTATTAAGTTGTCGTAATCCGCTTCTTGTAAAGCTTTATGTTGAATTTTATTTATACTTAGCCTTGCAGCTGTGGCCGCTATTTTTCTAAATACTTTTAGCGAGCTTGTCTCAAGACTGAAAAAATCAACTGTATAATTTTCTGATAGATTCATCATAAAATTTGTTGCAAGTGTGGTTTTTCCGGTTGAAGGTCTGCCGCCTATGATAATATAATCGCCTCTGTCAATGAGAATATGCTTGTCTATCTTTTCAAACCACGTCTTCATGTATTCTGTTTTATTCTCCAAGTCGTTTAAAATTTCAACAAAGCCTTGTTGCATGTTTAATTTTCTTATATTGCTGTCTTTATTAAACAACTGGCTTATCTCCAGGTATTCGTTTTGAATTTCCTCCGGAGCAGCTGAGCCCTTCTCAATTTTTACAAGCAATTCTTTATTTTTTATAATTGCCTGTTTTTTGTTGTAATCGTCTTTTAGTATGTTTATGTATTCCTCTGTGTTGGGCTTTGTTATCAGAGATACGTCTGCAAGGTGTGCAACTGTAGCTGTGTATTCTGACCCTACAATTGAAATTACAATAATCGGGTCAATCTCCTTGCTTTCCTGATAAATCTTTTTGCAAGCCCTAAAGATTGTTTTATATTGATTTGTAAAATATATTTCTTTTAATCCTTTGAAAATTAAGTGCCTTTCCTCAGGATAAAGAAAAATTAACGATAGTAGTGTCCTTTGAATATTTTCCATTTAGTCCTCCTATAAATCATCGTATTTGCTTTGTGGCTTCTGCTCTTTGTTTACCTCTTCTGCAGAGGCATTTCTCATTATGCCATAGCAATAATTTTCTTTTTTATCGTGATATTTTGGATTGCTTATGTAAAGATTAAGTGCATGTATGACTTTGATTTTAGAATACTTTTCCCATTCCTGATATATTTTCAAGATTACTGAATCGGCTATTTTGCCGTTTCTCCTTGTCCACTTCAAAATATCAAGATATGAGTCTATGACTTTTAATTCAATGTCATCATACCTACCACGCAAATTTTTAATTTGCAAAGGTATATCTTCTTGCTCCTCCTCTCGCTCTTCATATTCTTCTTGTTCTTTATTCTCTGTTCTCTGTTTCTCTTTATTATCGTTACCTTTCGTTACATCACTGTTACATTGTAACGATAATTGTTTTTGTCTATCTCTGAAAAGCCTTACCCTTTCAGCACTTTCAGTCTCTTTGCCAGTCATGCTTGCAACTTGTGTTAGGAAAATCGTTCCATTATCAAGTTTTTGCATTAAACCAAGTTCACAAAATATTTTCACCGCTGATCTAACTATGTCAACATTTGTATCTGTAATAGAAGCAAGCATTTCTTCACTATATGGTACTAAATCCGAAAATCTTAAATGTCCAACAGTTTCAATACTTTTAAGCATTAATGATAAGTAAAACAGAACATAATCTTTACCGTTAGGCATATTTTTAATAACCTTCATGTGTGGACTTTCAAGAAAATCCTTGTCGAGTTTTAACCAATATCGTTTCTTTTCTGCCATGGAATCACCTGCCTTTCATGTATTAATATTTATTTTTTTTCTGTTTTTTGAGTATAAAAATCTAAGGGTAATGACTTCTTGTATTTACAATCATTGTCCTGTATTAAAATTATTTACTTTGTAGAATGTCTTTAACTGCTATCTACCATGCGCCGCCTCCAAAATTTATTTATCATAATGATGATTTTTTTTATGAAAGCAATCACCTTCTTTACATATTTTGGTTTATGTGTTATTCTGTTGATACTTAATATTTAAAGCTTAATTGCTTTTGCCGTACCTGCGCCAACAGGACGGTTATTTTTTTCGCATTCATCCTCGTCTAAGGCTACTAATATTCTTACATTGCCATTTATCGCATTTCTTCTATTTAGTCTATTTTGGTATGCTTGCGTCCTATAATACTTTATAGTTTCTCTTTTAACCCCTAACGTTCTTGCTATGTATGCAATAGTTCCAATAGCTAATATATTTTCACCTTTATAGAGTGCATATTCTTTATCCATTGCTTCTCCTCCTGGTAGTTACTTTTATTAAATTACTAAACCTCTGCAGTGTCTCTATTAATTCATCAAGCAGATAAATGCTAATCCTTATTGCTATGCCGCAGTGAAGCGGCAATGTAATGATGAAATGCTCCTTATCCTCTTTTGAATCGTATGTGCATTCTATTGAACAAGACTCGCTTTGCTGTGTTATTTTCAATAGTACCTCCCTATATCGCAATTTCCGTATATCTTTCTTTATAATTTGCTCTTACAAGAGCCTCTGCCACAGGCGGCGATACACTGTTTCCACATTTTGCAGTTTGTTCTGATACAGGGTATTTGTTTCCTTTACTATCAACGTCAATTATGTAATCTCCAGGGAACCCTTGAGCCTTAAATAGTTCATGAGGTCTCAGCATTCTCATTCCTATGTCAATAATTTGATAATCCTGACCCTTGATAGTCACAATGCCAAATCTGTCTTTTGATGTTATTGTCCTGAGTGGTTCATCTAACCTTTGGCCAACATCTTCTTTGTTTCCGTAATAGGTCATCAAAAACGTCCTTACCTCTCCAAAATGACCACCACCGGATGTAATTGTCTTTATTGGCTCTGCCATAGGTTGTCCAATGCAATTATTGTTCAGTTGCATTAGGTGACTTGTAACTAACGCCTGCCCTTGTCTTGCTGTAATTGTATGCAACGGATCATCTACAGATGATGCTACAGATCTACTGGTCTCTACACCGAAATATTTGCTTATAAATGCAGTTACTAAGCCGTATCTATTTGATGTATCTATTGTCAATATTGGACTATCTAATTTCTGTCCCCTTGCAGTATAGTCATAGCTGTGATACTGCGTTAAAAACGGAGTAACAAGTAAATGCTCCTGCTTAGATACTATTGTTGATAACGGCTCTTGTATATCACGTAACCTATCACCGCCACCTGTTTGTCCTATCTGTGAAATTACCGGAGCCACTACACCATACCCGTGTTTTGCAGTTATTGTTGTCAAAGGTTCATTTATATTTTGACCTCTAAAATTCTCCCCCGAATGATTAACTTGAACAATAAACGGTTCAGGATTATCAATAACAAATTTTTGTATGCCTTTTGCTATTCTCTTGAGCGTATTTTCTGCAAGCGACTTCTTCCTCTCGAAAATGCTTGGGCAAGGGATTGACCAGTCGATGCATTCGGCAGCTGTCCTCCATGGCTTTAGCAAGCCGCACCTTACTTCCATTTGCTCCGGGTCTGCATGTGTCGGTTCCGGCCATACAATTTTTTCACCATCACATCTGGCAATCATAAAAAGTCTTTTCCTTGTTGTTGGTGCTCCATAGTCGCACGCCCGAAGCTCTCTAAACTGCACTTCATACCCTGATTTTTTTAGGGCTTGTACAAACAAATCAAATGTTTGCCCTTTCCTGCTTGGGTCAGGATATAAACTCCCATCTTCATCCGCTTTAAGAGGTCCCCAAGTTTTAAATTCTTCAACATTCTCAAGCATTATTATCCGTGGTCTAACCGCCTTCGCCCACTTTACCGCTACCCATGCAAGCCCTCTGATGTTTTTGTCTACTGGCTTTCCGCCTTTTGCTTTCGAAAAGTGTTTGCAATCCGGACTGAACCATGCAAGTCCCACAGGTTGTCCTTGTGTTGCTTCTAAAGGGTCTACTGCCCACACATCCTCTATATAATGTCTTGTGTTCGGATGATTAACCTTA